GTAATATTTTGCGATTCTTTTAACTTTGCATCTTGCTCTGCCTTTGCAACAGCAGAATCATGCTCTAATCGTTGCACAAACGCTGTATAAACGACTTTCTCATGCTTATAGCCCTCATAGTATCCAGTGAGAAAAATAATGGCTAAAACAGCACTTATTGCAATCTGTTTCCAATAGGTTTGTAGGAATATCATTTCTCACTCCAATTCTTTGCAGCAATAGCAACACCAATCGCAGCGATGCCATCAGCAAAATCTTGAAATTGTGGAGCGCCTACAAATATGAATTTACCAAGCATTTCAAAGCCAGCAACAAAAGCAATTACACGATAAGCACAAATAGTGTCATTATCACGTTCTGTTAAGATGTTTTTTATAAACTTCATCATATTGCTTTACCTGCTTGAAAATCAGCTAATGTCAGTCCGTTAGTGAATTGTAAATGTAATTTTTCTTGAAAGGTTTTCCAGCGACCAGCCCATTCTAGACCTAGCTTTTCACCAATCTCACCACATTTTGTAATAAGCTCGTCATCAGTCCATGCAGGCTTGCCATTCACCAAAGGTACAAAGTCAAAAGCTACTTTCCAGTTATGAAAAGATTGACCGCCTTTAGCGTTGGTGACTTTTTTGCCTGGCGTTGTACGACCTTGAGCATATAAAGCGTCTTGAGATTCTTTGTCACGATAGGTTGATGTGATGATAATATCGATGTTTTGTTCTTTACATTTATTAATAAACTCACTGCAAAGGGCTGCTACTTTAGGATTAAGGTCGGATAAGCTACGGCTATTTATCATTGTTTACCCTTTATCTATTCATTTATCTATTCATAATGTACTTAAATATATGATTTATATATGTAATTAATTATAATTATCTATTCATCGTTCATCTTCAAAATCAACAATGCCAATTAAATCATAATCATACACGTTACATTCGCCACAAACTCCCAAGTCTTCATCAGCATCATCTAGCTGATAAGCTTCACCGCAGCACTCACAGACTTTAATTCGTATCATAATTAATACCTACAAAAAAGGGGCGTTAGCCCCTTATGTTAAATTACTGCCATGAACTTTTTAGGTTCATCAAACAAGTTATTGCGAAAACCCCTAAACCAGCTACCACATTCATTGCAACGATAACGCTGATATTTGTTAGCGTTAGTATAAGCCCAACCTCTACGTTGATACTTTGTAGAAGCACAATTTGTGCAACATACACCGCCTTCATATACGCCATGATTAGGATGATTCTTAATCCACGGTTTAAGCTTCTCATACACCTTTTCAAGCAATACTACGTCTTGACGGTTATATTCTTCCATTTGTTGCCACGACTCTGCATTTCCAGCCATACATTGAACCCAAAGGTCATGTCCTGTATGTTTAACCTTTTTGCCAAGCCCTAAAGCCTGTGCAATATAGTCTAATTTATTAGATGGAAAACGGAATTGAGAACGTGCGGTGCGGAGTAAATCAATTTGCTTGTATGGAGCTGGTGGTGTCATGCCATACAATAAAAACTCTTTGTTTAGCGTAGGAATATCAAACTTTGTGCCATTGTAATGAATAACAGCGTCAGCTTCTTCCAACATGTCATAAATGCGTGTAAGCATCTTTTTAGGCTTGGAATGATGTACACTATCAAAATGCAATTTCTCATCGCCATACCACTTTGCAGCCCAGCACATGATGTATCCAGAAGCTACAATTTGATTAATAGATACGTTCTGTTGCCAAAGACCCCATACATGCGCTATATTAGGAGCCGTTTCAATATCAAGCAGTAAAATTTTCATTATTTACTCTTTTAGAGTGAAAGACTTACCCTAGCACAATTAATGCAAATTGTCTAGATGTTCACCAATTTCGTAGTATAGTTGGAGGTCTTCATCTGAAAAAAGAACGATTTTTGTATCGTCAGAAAGCACAAATACAAATTCATCGTTTTCTATCCATGCTTCTTCTATTGTCTGCCCAACCATTCGCTGTAAAAGTGATTCTACTGCTTCATGGTCATCCATTATTTGTCAGCCTTATGGTCTAGTTTTTCAAAAATGCGATTTAGCATATCTTCAATTTTATTAAAGCGTTGCTCTAGTTCATCCTTGCGAACGTAATTTGTAGGAAGGTCAATTTCGATTTCCTTCATGTCGTTTTTAAGGTCTTGAACTGCATCCCATAACTGACGGGCAAACCATCCAAGCACAGACAGGACAACACCAACGATTAAGTTAATGATTGTTTGGTCTGACATTATGATGTTCCAATCACCAAGTAAGTTACGTTTGGAGTGCCGTTACCATAAGGGCTTGAACCTGACACAGTTAAAGTTGTTGTTGTTAAAGAGCTAACACCAATTGATGCACCATAAAATACGTTGCCAGTACCAAAGCTAACTGTTGCTTGATATACCGCAGTAAATGTTACTGGTAATGTTGCAGAGCCACCAATTACATAATAGTTATTATTACTACCACCAGTATTAGATGTTGTAATTGAACCCCATGCAAGTGTTAAACCATTGCTTAATTTAGTGTAACCTGATGAGCCTAATGAGCCAGTTACTCCAGCAGCAGAAGTCCATGTTGAGCCATTAGAAGTTAATACATTACCTGACGTTCCTGGAGCTACAGTTTGTGGCGCACTTGTACCATTACCTAAAAGCACGTTATTAGCAGTTAAAGTTGTAGCACCTGTACCGCCATTTGCAACACCAAGAGTACCTGCAAGCGTTACCGCACCTGTTGTAGCTGATGAAGGTGTTAAGCCTGTTGAGCCACCACTAAATGAACTTACAGTTAATGTAGGGCTAACCATTTGAAATTGAGTGCCATCATAAATAACTTGAATAATAGCGCCTGATTGCACATCTCCAGCAGCCAAAGCAGTTGAACCTGATTTGGTAATGGCTTTAGCACCGATAGCATTAATGTTAAGCGTACATGCACTAGTATTTGTAGAGGGAGCTACAAAGGTAAATCGCTGACCTGTTACATAAGCTGACATACCCAAAGCTGCTGTAGCAGTCATGGCATTAGTGCCACTAGGGCTTGTTAAGAATGTAAATGCAGAATCTTGAATTTGACCTGCAGAACCATATTGAGTGCGAACTGTAGCATCAGCAACATTGGTGTGGTTATAGCCACCCATAGGCAAGTTGCCAGTAGGTGTAGTTTGACCATCAGATGAAATAGAACCTGTTAAAGCTGTCGCAATATCATTTAGGGTTGAATTAGCCCATGTAGATGAAATGGTTGAGCCTGTTACTACAGGATTTCCTGATGGCAGATTATATGTCCCTGCTCCGTTACGTGCCATTTATTGCTCTCCTTGTTTTGCTCTCATTGTTCTTGCATCCAATAAGCCAGCATTAATTAAATCTTCTACTGATGCTTGTGGAAGCATATCAGAAGCATTTACAACTTTACCTGCTGCATAACCTAAATTTGTATTAATTCTAGGAGATGATAAAACGCCTAATACATGAGATTTGGTTTTTAAGAAATCGCCTAATGTTGCTGCATTTGGAAACCAAGTAGCTTCATTGCCAATTTGTCTTGCAGCATTTCCTGTAAATTGACCTGGCGAAACTTGCACTCCTTCTGGAAGCATTAAAGAAGCATTTTCTGGCAATGTATAATTACCACGACCACCAACTTCTTGAGCTTTTTTCATTAATTCATCAGCAAGTGCTTTTTTCTTCCATACATCAGCATAATTAGCTGCAGTTTCAGCTTCATTTTTATTAATATCTTGACCAAAAATAGCTTTTGCATAATTAAATACACCACTTTTTTTAGCATGAGCTTCTGCTGCTGGAGTCATTCCTTCTAACTTTCCTGCTGCAAATTCACTTGAAAGATATGGACTTTTTGCTCTAGCTAAAGCATATCCATTTTGAATATTAGAAGGCATTAATTCTTGAGGAATTTGAGCAACACCTTTTGCAGTATCTCCTAATGTTTTTAAAGCATTACCTAATTTTTGACCAATAGTAGAACCTTTGGCTGCAGCGACTACATCTTCAATTGCATTTCCAGCTTTATTTACAGATTCAAGTCCTCTATATCCACCAATTCTAGTAGCGCCTCCTAATGGAGATACTTCAGGAGCTAATCCAGCAAGCTTGCTTTCATCCCATAAATTAGCAAGTGCTTCAGTTATTGGCTTTCCTGTTTCAAAAGGTTTTTTAGCAGGAGGATTCATTACCCAATCACCTTGCTCAAGGTGCATATTAGGATGTTGAGCAGATTGCAATTCAGAATGTAAATGTTGCAAACCTTCATTAGATACTTTGCTTAAATCATTAGCTTGCAAAGCCATTAAATCGGCATTGGATAATTTACTTAAATCCATTTTATAATCCTCTGCGTTTTAATTCAGCAGCCACATCATTTTGTGATGGAATACCTAATGATTGAGTTCTTCCACTAACTTCTTGATGTTGCATTTCACGAACATGTTTAGGAGCTTGAATTTCAGCTTGAATTTCTTTTTGCAATGTTGAAACTGCAGCATCATAAGCAGGTTTATCTTTAGCCATAGAAAGGATTTGATAAGCATGTTCTTTATCTCGAACACTAGGAATACCAGTAGGACTAATTGCACGAGCATAAGTATTAACAAGGCCATTATTAGCTGCTGCAAAAGCACTTAAATCAGGATTGTTGGTTTGCTCATTAAACATAATTTCTGCTTTACCGAATGGCAAGAATCCACTACGTGAAACTTTATCAGAAGCTGCTTGAGCAATTGGTACGATGTTTTCAAATCCACTACCCGCTAATTCAACATTAGCTCCTCTAGTTCCAACAGCACGAGCACCAGCTAATTGACCCATAAATTCTGCATTTTTAGCAGCAATATCAGCACCATTCATGCCTCTATCAATCATTTTTTGATTAATACGTTGACGAACTGCTGCAATATTATTAGCGCCTTGATTGCCACGACCTAAACCTGTAAATACAGATTTATCACCAGCTAAAGCTTGGTCAGCAAGCATGTTTAAAGTTGCATCATCAAATTTACCAGCTTCTTTTGTTGACATTTCTTTGCGTCTTAAATCAAGTTCAGCTTTTTGATAAGGCGTCATTTGATTTTTAAAGTCCATAAATGAACCTTTAAATCCTTGAGATGTTGCAAATTCAAAATCTTTTTGGTCGCTAGATTTTTCACTTGGTTTTGATACAGGAACTAAATCACCAAAGTTTTTAGTTTGTGAATATTTAGTCAGTGATGCAGGAGTAAAATCACTAGGGCTTACAGTTCCAAACAATTTATCTTCTTTAGGATTTTGATAAATTACTTCACCTTTACGATTTACTAAAGTTCCGCCTTGAGCAACATTAATAGGTGTTTCTTCTTTGCCATATTGAGCAATTTGAGATTCAATCAATTTAGGTGCAAGTTCAGGCATTGCAGATACAGCTTTAGACATAAACTCTTGTTGGCTATAAGGTGTGCGAGTTGTTTGTGTAATGCCAGGAATATTGCCAGCTTCATTGTAATCAACAGGTGTTTCTGTTGTTTTACCAGCAAGTAAATCAGCTAGTTTAGCTTGTTTTCCTTGTTGATATTGACCATATTGTTTCATGGCTTCTTGCTCTTGTTTGCCACCTTGATATTTGCCAACAGCATTAGCTAAATATTGAGTCCATGATGGAGCAACATAATGACCTGATACCATTTGACCTTCAGGCATGGCTTGTTGTTGTAATGCTTGAGCAAGTTTTAATTTACGTTGTAGCTCCAATTGAGCCATGTTATCGTCAATAGGCAACCCAGATACATCTTGAGTAGTATTTTGCCCAAATTGAGGCATATAATCCATTATTCCCATAATTATCCCTGTCTATATTGACCAATGTTACCACCCAAGAAATTACCTTGAGGAGTTGTATTAGAAGGTTTATTTTGTTGTGGTTGCATCATGTTTTGACCTGGGTTTGGTGCTTGTTGATTTTGTCCCATAGCCATTAAACCTGATTGAAAGTTTTGTTGAGGCATTTGCATACCTTGACCTTGGTATGGATTCATTGGTTGTTGATAAGGATTCATTTGATATGGAAACATTATTTTATCCTTTAATAAGCTTTAATAGCTGCAGAACCCAAAGTTCCACCAAGATTCATTAAACCACCTAAAAAGCCACCAGATGCAGCATTATTAGCATTAGCTTGAGCAAGTTGACCTTGATATTGAGCTTGTGCAGCACCTAACAAATCAGGACCAGCAGTATTAGCTTGTTGTGGAGTATTTACAAAACTAGGATTAGATACTTGTGAACCTGTACGTAACGCATTAATGACGTTAATAGGTTGCATTTGATTGTAAGCTTGTTGATTAAATGCTTGTTGATTAGCAGACAATCCTGTATTCATGCCTTGAGTAATCGCACTTGTCATCAAATCGTTTTGACCTTGTTGCAATACACGTTTAGCATTTGCATAAGCTTCAGTGCCAGGAGCAATACCTTGATTAGCCAATTGAGCATCAGACTGTTCATTTTGTTGAGCAAGTTGAGGAGCTAAACGACTCATAATAGCATCTGAATATGTTTGACCAGGGTCGATACCATAAGAAGGCAATTTAGACATATCTACACCAGGTTGACTTAATACGCTATTAGCATAATTTAAACCGCTATTAGCAGTAGTCATCAATCCTTGGTTTAATTGATTTTGTTGGTCAAGAATAGCTTGTTGTGCAGGAGCTAATGTTTGTGTAGCTGTATACAAAGTATTGCCATAAGGGTCAGTACCAGGATTAGCTGTATAAGTTAAGCTACCATAAGGTGTTACTTGATTAGTACGGTTAGCAGCAGCAGTAGCGCGAGCAGCTTCTAAATTTCCAGCAGCAGTTGCATTAGCAGCAGCAGTATAATCAGGAGCAGGAGGAGCGCTATCTTTACCGTTATAACCAGGATGCTTTAATATACCTAAAAATTTACTATTGAACATTTATCTACTCCAGTTAAGCATTTTGCAGTTTTCAGGCCACAAAGTCATAATAAGCAAATCGCCATTACGACCTGCATCTTTTAAAGTTGTTTCTATTACAAAACCAATCTTGTGATTAAGTTTTATTGCTTTATGATTATCAGCTTCAACGGTAGCGGTAAAGCGTTTAACCTTACATTGATTAAAAATATAATTAGCTATTGCAAACCAATATTCTCTTGTAGGCGGTGAATCAATGCGCTGATGACCAAACATATTATTACCGTTGTAATTCTCAAACGCTGTGCCAGCAACAATAACACCATCTACCTCCCATCCAACAGCAGTCATGCCTTCGGTATAAGCGCCCACTTTTTCCATAACCCAGCGAGCAACATATTCACCTGTAACAATCATAGGATTGCGCCACCTTCGATAACAAGGTCAGTTGATACCCAATGTACTTGAATACCAGAACATGCAGTCTTAACAATTGGTGCGCCATAATAGCCAACACCGTTAATACCTTGCCAGTTTTGCAATACTGATAAGCCACCACCCCATGTTGAAGCATCCCATGTTGCAGAACCCCATTTAGCATAAGAGTTAGGTGTGTAAGTGAGTGAGCCTGTTGGTGTATCAGTGTTAAAGTCAATGTTTACGCCAGCAAAAATAGAAGGTTGACCGTCAGTCCTAAAGATAGGGCGTGACATTGTAAAACGCTTTAAAGTACCAGCGTTATTGAAGTTATTAAACGCTTGTAAAGCAGTGCCTGTGATGTTATTTACATCGTCAGACAAACCATAATAAGCGTGTCCTACAAAGCCATTTCCACCAAAGTAAGGTTGGTCATTATACAATTCCATACAGTTAGCGTTCCAGCCTGTATAGTTGCACCAAGCACCTGTAATCGTGTTCATTACATATTGTTGCTGATTGATGCCTTCTTGAATTGGTACGTTTAACCATAATTGGTTAATTGTAGGAACATAAAGAAGTTGCCAGCCAAAGTTACTGCCATAGTTTGTAACCGCATCTGAAATTGCATACTGAATTTTATCAGTAATTGCAACTTTAGGATTGATGCGAGATGATTGTAATGCAGCAGACATTGGTACTACGCCATCTTGTGAAATAAGCAACATATCACCAGCGTATTTATAAAGACTTCTAGCGCCTACTGGACCACCTAAATCCCATACGCCTACCATTGACCAAGTAGATGTACTTGTTGGGTCTAAACCTTGGTAAACGATGACTTGACCCTTGTTTGTTACGATAACATAGTGGTCATTAACGCCATTACCAGCATCAATCGTCCATGTGCCATGAGCTACAATATAGCCACCTTTAGTCATAAAAGGAGCTACGTCAACAGGAGCTGCTGCACCTGCAATAGAATCTACAGGCAAATACCATACTTTAAGACTGTTCTTTTGAATAAAGAATTGACGTTGTGCATATAACACAGGGTTTTGCAATGTTGTTGCAGTAACACCTGTAATTGTAGGTGTAGACCATGATGTACCATCAAAGTTACGTGGTGCATCAATACCATTTGCCATTGACAAAAAGTTACCGCCAGAAGTTGCAATGTTGCAATAACCCCAACGTGAATTAGTCAATCCTGACACTACAGCAGCGCCTACAGCACCACCAGCAGAACAGTCATATACGTTACCACCAGAAATTGCAAATAACTTGTTAGAAGCCGCTCCAGCATATGCCATGAGCGTTTCTACTTGTCCTGGCAAACCTGTTGATGACTTTACATAGCCATTACGTAAAATTACTTCTGTTGTTGCAGGATACCAATTTTCAAGAATAACAGCCTCATTAGGCTGCATCGATGTTAATGAATCTCGTGCGTTCCAACCACCTACAGGAGCTGGCAATGATACTGGCTGTGATACAGCCCTTTTAGCAATAGCCATTATTAACTCCCGTAGTTAGCGTCTGGAATGTTCTCCCAACCAATTAATACATTGGCTGTTCTTGGGGCCATTGATAATGTTGGTGAGCCTGCATCATTAGCTTTAGCGATGTTAAGTTGCATATCATAATCACGTTGGAAGGCTGTTGTATCAAAGCCTTTGACTTCAAAATATTTCTTTTTCAATCCTAATACGATTAATCGGTCAGGATAAATACATGTGTCATTATCTTGAACAAACTGCGCTTGAGGTGTGCCTGTTGCTGATGCAGCCCAATATGATGAAATATACTCAAAGCTTAAATATTCGTTTGTAGATGTTAAAGGCCAGATTTGAAACTCTTGACCCATAATGCGCCAACGGATACGTGGACCAGTTGAGATGTAACTAGACTTGAGCCATTGCCATTGTTGAGGCGTTTCAGGTCCCAACATTTCCCAGCGTTTAGACTTGTCATATTGTGTGCGGTCTGTAATACGGTCAAAGCCTGTTGGCAAAGTATATTTAACTTGACCAAATGTATATTGACCATTGCCATCGCCTGTTGCAGCACTGTTAATCGTTACTGTTGTGCCTAATGCTGATACAACGGCTGTGCTTTGAATAACGCCCAAGCCTTGTACTTGAAAGTTTGTAGCACCACGAGCATTAATAAAGTTTACTGTTGCAGCATCTACGCCTGTAATTGTATAAGAACCTGCTGCAATTGCACCGTTAGATTGTGTATATTGTGAGTACCAATCGTATTCTGTATTTAGAGCTTCCCATGGATACTCTCTCGCAAGTTCGTTACCTGCTGCATTAATCAAATAATACATTTGTGTAACGTCATAAGAACTGTTACCAGCTACCGTATTAGGGATAGCCAAGCCCATTTCTGCTGACGCTTGTTGCACTAATTGCAAGAGAGTTGATGCCATATTATTCCTCTACAGTTTCCTTTGCCTTTTTAGGCGTGGCTTTAGGTTGGTTCATTTTTGAGGCTAACTCTGCTAATTGCGCTTTTAATGCAGCTAGTTCATCATCACGCTTACGAAGCTCGTCTGCTTGTTGTTGTACTAATGCTGTATCTTTTGCACCAGAGAGATAAGCTTTTGCTTTGTCACGTAGCGCAAGTGGTGACATACCTGCTGCCATACCCAATGTATTTAATTGAGCATCAGAAGCTTGTGCTACTTGTTCTACTGTGTAAAATTTAAAGTGTTTTAATTCAGCAGCTACGGCTGCATTTAAAATAGGCCAATCGTGAAGTAATGTGCCTTCTACATCGCCATCAGTTTTTTCGTTTTGATATCTCGCCCATTGAATAGGAAAGCGAGTTTTGTGTTCATCTGCTGCAAAAGTGTCAATGACAGAAAGATTATTGCCTGGCACTTCAATGATGATAAAGTCCCTCATTTCCATGATAGGACGGCCTTCTAAAGCGCTTTTAAACTCATTGTTAATTGCTTTTTGATAAAACTTTACATTAAGTCGTGAATCTGGGTTATTTACGTCAGTTTGATACATGAAAAATCTCCAAAGTGGTTTGGGGTTTGTAGATAGCTCTCGGAATGAAAACTACCTAGAAACCCACCTCCGAAGAGGTGAGTATCTTTCAGATTAAACTGAAGCTTTACCGAACCAACCGTACTGACCTGAAGCAAGAGCTACAGCAGGAGCGATATAAGCGCCACCTGTTGAAGTTGCTACAAAAGTAGTAGTGTTGATTGATACTGATGTTTCACCAGCAGTAAACGTGTTACCAGCTTTTGCTAATACATAACGCAAGCCGTCTGAACCAAACACTTCATTACCCAATGGACCCATTGTAGGAATTAATGTTGAGCCATCTTGAGCTAGGTTAGTAGGAACAGCAGAGGTAAGGTCTACGCCAGAGATAGGGGTTACTGAATATGCCATGTTATATCTCCTTAAGCAGTTAGAACGCCAGAGAATTGAGGACCAGAGCTTGTTAAGTTACCAGCCCAGCCAATCAATTTCACTACAGCGTCTTGGTTTACAGATTGACGTTCGCCACCGATAGGAGCAAAGTTACGGTCTGTGTGTGGACGGAAGTAAATGTAATTAGTATTCAAGAACCACATGTGGTTTGCAGTTGCTTGGTTACCAATACCGCCACCTAGTACAACGTCAGCAGATGTACCGCCACCGTAGAATTTCAATGAAGCGAAACCAGCAGCGCCTTC